AACTTTAGGGGCAACTCCAGCACTACCCTCAACTCTTTAATGAATACAGGCGATGCCTTTACCGTTAACTTCCTTGCTACTAATACGACTGCCTATTACCAAAACACAGCGGTCACCGTGGATACCTCAGCAACAGTCGCCGTTAAGTGGTCTGGTGGTACAGCGCCATCTGCTGGTAACGCATCTTCAATTGACGCATATTCTTACACAATCTTAAAGACAGGTTCATCCGCATTCACAGTCCTCTGTGCTGGCCCTATCAAATACGCATAGAAAAGGCGCCCAAATAAATGTCTCCATTATTTTCTCCAGTATCAGCAGGTGGAATAGGTAAAGCAACTGTAACTGCTTCTACTGGCTCTCCAACTATTGACTCAGCCACACGCGCTGGTAAGACTATTTACAAATTTACTGGTAGCGGTTCTATTACTGTTGGTACTGCTGGTACTTGTGAAGTACTTGTAGTTGGCGGTGGCGGTGGTGCTGGTGACGGTAGTTATGGCGGTGGCGGTGGTGCTGGTGGATATATTTACAACACATCACAATTACTTCCTTCTGGAACTTTAACTGTAACAGTAGGTGGCGGTGGCGCTGGTTCTACTGGTAGTATTTATTTTGGACTTCTTGGTCAAGTAAGTTCTATAGCATCAGCAAATATTTATTCTTCTGGTGGTGGTGGTGGTGGAAGTACCTCCACAGCAACTGGCGGTAGTGGTTGGGCAGGCAATGGATTTGCTGGGGCATCTGGCGGTGGAGCAGGTGGCGCAAATGGCACTGGTATTGGCGGCACTGGATACCAAGGCAATAATGGTGCTGCTTACAACGCCTCACCTACTCGCGGTGGCGGAGGTGGCGGTGCTTCTGCGTCTAGCGTTAATGCGACTGGTGGCGCAGGTTCTGCAAATTCTATAACTGGTGCTTCCGTAACTTATTCTGCTGGTGGCACTAGTTCTGGTAGCGGCGTTGTTGGCACTGCAAATACAGGTAATGGTGGTGGGAATAATGGTACCGCAGGTCTTGCTGGCGGCTCAGGTTACGTAGTAGTAGTGATTGGATAACAGATGGCACATTTTGCAAAAGTAGAAGATGGCATAGTCCGTCAAGTGGTAGTCATTAATAATGAAGTTATTACTGATGAAAAAGGAAAAGAACAAGAATCATTGGGCGCGAAATTTTGCGCTGAACTATTTGGTGGTACTTGGATACAGACCTCTTATAATGCAAAATTTAGAGGTAAGTATGCAGGAGTGGGCGACAAGTACGACAGCGTTAAAGACGAATTTGTAAACCCTGAAATAACCGCATAGAACTGAGAGAATACTAACTATGTCAATGGGAACGCTTCAAGAGCTACTCTTGAGCAAAGCAGCTACTGAGAGGTTCTTTAAGAATATCTCTTTGCCTACTTCCCCTGATGGGTGTTGGGAATGGACGGGAACTAAAGTAAACCAAGGATACGGACACCATTTTTGCGGTATTGAAACTCGTAAAATTGCCCGTGTTCATAGGATTGCTTATGAAGTTTGGAAAGGTCAAATCCCAGAAGGACTGACTATTGACCATCTTTGCTATAACAGGGCCTGTGTAAACCCCTTACACTTAGAATTAGTTACTAGAGGCGATAACGTTCGTAGAGCTAAGGCTCGTGTTACACATTGTCCGAGAGGACATGAGTATACTCTAGATAATATTAAGAAGACTAAGCGCACTAATAATGAGCGCTCTTGCTTAACGTGTCATAGAGAACGTGAACGTGCAAAAAGAAATCGTTTGCTTTTAGAGAAAGCAGGAACTCAAAATTTCAGTTAAACGTTACAACGGTACGTCCTGGGACGTCTACGCTGGTGCGGGCTTACAAGGTACTGCAGGCGCTCAAGGAACTCAAGGCGTTCAGGGCACACAAGGAGTACAAGGAGTTCAGGGACCTCAAGGAACCTCTGGTACTAATGGCACTAATGGCACTAACGGTACCTCTGGTATCTTTGCGTCCACTGCGGTTTCGTCAAACATTACTTTGGCATCTCTCAATAACTACATGGTAGATACTTCATCCGCAAGAACTCTTACTCTTCCAGCATCAGCATCTATAGGGGACGAAATCCATATCTTTGATGCTACTGGTTCTGCTGCTACTAATAACATAACTGTAAATAATAACGGCCTCAATCTAAGAGGCTCTTCTCAAACTTTAACAATCAACGTTAACTATGCCGCTGTCGTACTCGTATACGTAGGCGCAACTTATGGATGGAGAGTGTCATAATGGCAGTCAACTACTCACAAATCGCCGTTGGTGCAAATACCAACTCGCCTTATGGATTGACTCTTCAACAGACTATTACCTCTGGCACATCAGTAACTATCCCATCTGGTGTTAACTGGGTTTACGCCGTTCTTGTAGGTGGCGGTGGTAGTGGTGCTACTGGTGGTGGTGGTGGCGGGGGTGGTGTCACTATGGGTTGGGTTAAAACTACAACATCTACGTCTTGTGTTATTGGTGCTGGAGGTGCTTCTGGCGGCGGCGGTGCAAATGGTAATCAAGGTGGTACTACAATATTTGGTGGGTTTGTTGCAGGTGGCGGTGGGTATGGCGCCTATACTACAGTGGGTGGTCCTGGTGTTAATGGCGGTGCAGGCGGCGGCGGCGGTAATGGACAAACAGGCGGCAATGGTTCTGCTGGCTATTCTGGTTTAACTGGCGGTTCTGGCGCGGGGTCAACCGCGGCCCCTGTTGGCGGTGCTGGTTGGGGTGCTGGCGGTGGGTTTGGAAATACTAGCGGTACTGGTGTTGGTGGAGCAGGTGTTTCTGGCGGCGGCGGTGGGTATATGGCTGCCGCTGGTGGTCCATTTCCAAATGGTGGAAATGGTTCATTTACAGGCGGTGGCGGTGGAGCAACTACTTCTTATAATGGTGGTGCTGGAGGTTCTGGAGCAGGTGGAGCGGGAGGTGCTGGTGGAACCGCTATTGGCGGTGGCGGTGCTGGAATGCTTGCTGGAGGTTCTGTTGGCTCAGGAACTACGGGTGGTGCTGGCGGTTCAGGAGGTGGCGGCGGCGGTGGTGGCAAAGTTGCATCTGGCACTGGCGGCGGTGTTGGTGGTGCTGGTTGCATCCTTCTTTATTACTAATTCTTAGGAGAATAAAATGACAGTTAGATATGAATACAAGTCCGCTTGTTGCGGACACGAATACATTGAGCAGCGGGCAGCGGATGAACCTATGTTCTTCCCTACTTGTAATGTTTGCGGTAACGATGACTATGAATTAGTCAATGAAACAGTTCTTTCAGAAACAGTAGAACGTGCTGCAGGTCCAGAAGCACCAACTGAATAATCGCCCTTAATACATTTTTCTCAGTAAAGATAAGGGAGAATAAAGACCATGCGTTCTTATAGCCCTCAAGGTCGGTTTGATGCTGATTTTGAAACTGATTTATTAGAAGATGGCATAGAGCGCGATTTAAAGAACCCTGTTGGAACTCATGCCCTTTGGTGGGTCTATGACCCAACTACTTCAACTATTGACCCTATCTATGATACGGCTAGTGAATCTTTTGGTAGAAACTGGAAGGGCCCTTATAAACTTCCTATTGTTAGAGCCGTTATTGGTCAAGGTAACGTCCCTCAAGATGAACGTGGTTTCTACAATACCGACTCCTTACATTTAACTATTCTTGGTAGAGATATAGAGAAAATTGATAAGAACGTTCTTAATAACCCAGACGTTCAAAACCGTGGACGTATCTTGTGGAAAGGCGAATTATTTCGCCCTTATGGAGTTCAACAAAGAGGAATAATTGCTGAACGTTTTACATTAGTAGTAGTAGACTGTATCCAAATAATGCCTGAAGAATCGGTAAATGACCATATGTTCTTAGACTATGCCACAGCCGTTCCAGACACTTACGACCAATAAAAAGTAAAGGAATGTAAAAATGACTAAAGCAAAGTTAGGTTCAGGAGCTAGGTTCAAGAAGCTCGAAAAGAGCATTGCCGCCAAGGGTGATGTAAAAGACCCAGCAGCTGTAGCCGCTGCCATTGGACGCAAGAAGTATGGTGCTAAGAAAATGTCAAAGCTAGCCGCTAAAGGCAAAAAGTGATTAAGAACAATAAAGATATATCCCAACACAAACAAAAACGAGCAGCAAAGAATAGGCGCCGTAAGGCGAGGAAAGCAGGTAAGTAATGGCTGATAAACTATCTCCAAAGCAGAAGAAAATTGCTGGAGCAGCTGCTCCTAAAGGCAAGATTACTGGTGCTGATTTCAAAGCTCTTAAGGGAGCTAAGGGTAAGAAGATGTCAATGAACCGTAAGAAGGGTATGTAACTATGTGTAGTACTTGTGGATGTGGAATGAAAGGCAAGATGTCAGGAAAGAAGCCTATGTCAAAGTCTGCTGATAAGAAGCAAGACGCAAAGACAATGAAAGGCATGAGTCCAAAGCAAAAGGCAGCTTTTGAAAAAGCTGATAAGAAGATGGACAAGAAGAAGCCGTCAGCCAAAGAAGATGTAAAGATGGATAAAGCATTGGCTAAAAAGGTTAAGAAGAAGTAAAAGTAGTTAGTAGTTAGGGCCTCCTAGAAATAGGGGGCCCTTTATACTTTAAGGGAGTCTCGTGCGAGTCTCAAGTTTTACCCTTGCGAAATACCTTGGAGTTTGCCATGGCTGGAATTGACAAGCCTTCTGAAAAAGAGTTTGTTAAAGGCGCGTTTGATAACGTGCCAGATAAGCATACTTTGGCTACAGGTATACTCGCAGCAGCACTCTGGCGGTTATTGCGCCGATGAATACTAATACAGTCGCTAATGACGCGCTTAAAAAAGCTGCTGAGCGCCTTACCCCAGAATTTAGACAAGAAGCCCTTAACGCTGGTTGGCCTGCTGATATTGTCTATCAACTAACCGTAGACGAAGTAGACGGTAATTTACAGGTCTCTATCCCTGATGAAATACGAAGCAAGGTAGATGACCTTGAATACGGGGAAGTAAATGGCTCCTCTAATCGTGTTATTTACCGATTTGAAAAGTCTCATACAGAAGGACTAGATGATATCTTTGAATCTGCCTTTGAAGATGTAGCGGTAAATTTGGGGGCGTTTAATTGACTTTTATATTAGCTGAAGATGCCGCCATTAAGAACCACTTATCTGGGATGTTAGTCTCTGATGAAAAATCAGCTACTCGTCCAGTAAAAGTATGGTTTGGATATCCAGATATTGAAGTAACAACTCAAACCTACCCTTATATTATTATTGAATTGGTTGATGTTAGGGCGGCTAAAGAACGCCAATCTACAGGGCGTATGTACGACAGCGATAACCGAGGAACTATTGCCGCTGTACAGGGAGTAACTTACGGGTACGACATGCCTCTTCCTTATGACTTAAGTTATCAAATTACTTCTTACTCTCGCCATCCTCGCCATGACCGCGCAATTATTTTTCAAATGCAACAGAAGTTTCCTAGCCAATATGGAAGTCTTGAAGTCCCTAATCAACTAGGAACAGAGACAGCCTACCGACATATGTTTCTCGACGGTTTCTTAAAAAGAGACATGATTGAGGAAGGTAGACGTTTATTTAGAAACGCCTACACAGTAAGAGTTGTTAGCGAGATGACACCATCAACTGCTAATAATGCCCTATCCACCGTACAAACTGTTGAAATTAATCGGATTACTACGAACATACCAACTGGTCTCATACCTGTTCCACACCTACCTTAGGAGATAAACAATGGCTTCATATCTACGTCCAGGAGTATACGTTCAGGAATCCCTGAACCCAGTAGCTCCTGTTGTTGGTGCGAACTCCGCATCTGTTGCTGCCTTTATTGGCTCAAACAGTCGTGGTCCACTAACACCCACTCTAGTTAATTCATGGAGTGAATATCTAAACGCATACGGTTCATGGGGAACAAATAACACCCTTGCTATTGCCGTATTTCTATACTTTGCTAATGGCGGAAATCGCGCCTATATCCAACGTGTGACAAAAGGCTCACCAGTAGCTGCTACACGTTCTATGTTAGATACTGGCGGAACTCCTGCGGCTACTTTGTCGCTAAGTGCTGCAAACCCAGGAACTTGGGGTAATAGTATTGCTATTACTACTGCAGTATCCCCAGGTGCTGCGGACTACTTTGATTTAACAGTTTACTATGGAGGAACTACAGCTGCTAATAAAGTTGAGTCTTTCCCTAATCTAAGCATGACTGTTACAGATTCTAGATACGCTGTATCTGTAATCAATGCTCAATCATCATATCTTGTTGCAGCAGATTTAGGTTCTTCTTCTACAGGAGCTACTCGTAACCCTGCTCCAGTAAGCGCTCAAGCCCTTGCTACAGGTGCAGATGGAACAACTCCAGCTGCTGCTGATATTGCTAACGGCGTTACTGGTTTTGATACAGTCAATCAATCACTTATCCTAAATGCCCCAGGTGTTACAGACGCTACATCAATTAACATACTTCTTGCATACGCAGAAGCTCGTAGCGATGTGTTTGTAGTTGTTGACCCAATCAACGACACTGTAGCTAACCAACTTGACTTGGCTGCAGAGTACAACGGAACATCTTATGGTGCGGTTTATTACCCACCAATTACAATTAACGACCCAACTAACAACACTCCAGGTACAGTCATTGTGGCTGCTAACCCAGGTGCAGCAATTGTTGGAAAGTACTCAGCAACAGATAAGTCACGTGGAGTCTTTAAAGCTCCTGCAGGATTAAGCGTCCGCCTTGCTGGAGCAGTTTCTGTTCCATCTTTAACCAACGCTAATCTAGATTCTCTTAACTCGGCAGCGGCTCCAGTAAATGCTATTCGATTTATTTCGGGCTCTGGAATCGTTGTTATGGGTGCTCGTACACTACAACCTGGATATGCCTCAATGTATGTTCCAGTACGTCGTTCACTTATCTACTTAGAAAAAGCTCTTGTTGACCTAACTCAATTTGCAATCTTTGAGCCAAACGACACAGTGCTATATCGTCGAATTACAGCAACAGTAAATTCATTTTTGACTAACTTCTGGTCTCAAGGCGGACTTCGTGGAGCAACACCACAGCAAGCATTTTTTGTGCTTTGTGATTCCACCAACAATACCTTGGCTACTGTAGAAGCAGGTCAAGTTAACATTCAGGTGGGAGTTGCCTTGCAACGTCCAGCTGAGTTCGTAGTAATTAATATCGGTCAGTTCGATGGCGGCGCAACCGTCACAGTGGCGTAAGGAGCCCAAAACATGGCAACAAATATAAGTCGCTTCTCATCCATTGCGACAGACCCATTACGTAATTTTAAATTCTATGTAGAGTTTTCAAATACTACTAATGGACCAACAGATGTCGCTCCTGCGACAGCTAACTCAGCCATTACCACTGTCGTGGGGGGCTTCACAAGCGTTACTGGATTGGCAATTAATACTCAGTCAATTCCTTACCGTGAAGGTGGCTACAACACCACTATCCACCAGATTCCTGGTATGACTACTTTCTCACCTGTAACACTACAGCGTGGAACTTTGACAGGAAACACTCAAGGACTTATCTGGATGCGTCAGCTTTTTGCTGCTGCTTCTGGTGAAGGTGTTGCGCTAACCGCAGGTCAAGATTTCCGTTGCAATGTAAACATTTACGTTTTAGACCATCCAGCAGTCATCGCAGATAACACTGACCTTGTTGCTAATGCTAAAATGCACTTCAAACTACATAACGCATGGATTACAACCCTACAGTACTCAGACCTAAATGCTGGCGACCAGAACATTTTGTTTGAACAGATGACCTTAGTACATGAAGGTCTATCTGCTGGTTTTGTTGGCGACGCAGCTACACCAGTTCTCTAACCCTATATAAGGAGCAAAATTCGTGACAACACTTAGTACAGACCCAAAAGTAGTAAACGCAGCAATTGCTGAGGCCCTTAAAGAAGAACCTGTAAAAGTAATTACTGAAGCACCAGCTAATAACGACGTAATCTTACCTGGAGGGTATATCTCTCCAGGTGGGGTTCTTGCTAAATACGCAGAAGTTAAAGAACTTAATGGTTCTGATGAAGAAGCAATATCTAGAGCAGGTTCTTTAGGAAAATCTTTAACTACCATACTTCAACGTGGGGTAGTAAGTATTGGCGGAGAGCCAATAACTAAAGATACTTTAGATAACCTCTTAGCCGCAGATAGAGATGCTTTACTACTTGCAATAAGAAAAATTACTTTTGGAGAATCTGTTGAATATCGTGCTCTATGCCAAAATTGTGGCGTTGAACAGACTACAGAGATTCATTTAGAAAATGACATCGTAATGCAGTCTTTAGATAACCCTATTACAGACCGTCAATGGTCAGTAGAGACAAAAGCTGGAACAGTTATATTGTCGCTTCCTACAGGTTCTACTCAAAAAAGACTTATAGAAGCCACAGATAAAACTACTGCTGAACTTGGAACTATCTTGTTAGCAGGATGTGTTTTAACTATTAACGACAAAGTATCAGTAGGAGCTTCTTCAGTATTAAAACTTGGCATGGGTGACCGTGAAAAGTTAATTGAAGAAATTGTTGCTCACAACCCAGGCCCCCGCCTCGGGGAGGTGACTAAGACCTGCGAGGCATGCGGAGAGTCTATGGAAACTCCGTTGAGTCTTGTAGCCCTCTTTCGCCTATAACGAAAAAGAATACGAACAATTACTGGACCAATACGAACTATTAACTCGGGAATTTACTGGTTGGACATTGAGCGATATCCGTTCATTGTCTTTTAGAGAACGAAAAAATTGGCTTGAAAGAGCCATGAGATACTCGAAAGGATAGCCAATGCCTGAGCCAATAAACGGTATTCAATCTGGGCAAGTGCTGTCTACTAACATTGATAAGAACACTGCTAAACAAGCTAAGTTCAATAAAGAACTTGATGTTACGCTTCAAAAAGCCAATGCAATTCTCAAAGCATTTGGTATGCCACAAATGGGTGGCGGAGGTGGTGGCTCAGGAAATAATATAGGTTCTACTGGAACTTATAGCGCAAGTGCTGGTGGTGGTAGCACGATTGCAAACTTTGGTAATTTTTTAGCTCGTGCAGGAACTGTTGCACTTGGCGTAGCTTCAGGAGCTGCTCAAGCGTTACCTGGTCTACAAGAAGTTTTGGGAACACAGTTACTAACTTCTCAAGCCAGATTTAGTGGGTTAGCAAACCCAATAGCGGCTTCTCAAGCAGCCATGCGTGGTGGTCAAGCAACAAGTCCTACAGATGCGCTTCAAGCAATCTCTATGGGTACTGCTGGTGGGCTTATGCCTGCTATGCCAGGATATGGCGGAGTTCTTAATGGAGTATCTCAACTATCTAACATAACAGGTAGTCAATCAACTGCTATGCAAGCTGCGGTTGGATTAAATAGCGCTAAAAGCGTAAATACTCTTCGTATGTTTGGTATCAATGTTCGTAATGCTAGTGGGGGTATGAATGACCCAGCGGCAATATTTAAACAAATTTATAATTTTGCATCTCAAGGTGGAAAACTTAGCAAGCAAGATGTAGCGATAGGCATTCAATCAGGAAATGGTTTATCTAACTTTTTAGATACGGCTGCTGGCGGAGACCAAAATCTAAGAGCAGCATTACAAACTGCCGCAATTCAATTTTCTGGTGGTGGGGATTTAAGTAGGGCTAGTACAAATGCAAGTGGACTTACTACAGCCGCTCAAGGAGCCACTAGTGATTTAAACGCAGCTAAACTTGGCACAGAAGCAGCTGCCGCACCTGCTATGTCTAAAGGATATATAGAAGGTGCAACTCTTCTTTCTAAATGGAATTCCGAACTTACTAATACTCTTGCTACATCTAAATTAGCTAACGATGCGGTTAAACAATTAGCTAAAGCAGAAACTATCGCTGCGGATAATATTGGAAAAGCTGGGTTAAGTGTTTTAGCTGTTCTTGGTGCTAGCGGCATATTTGGTGCTGGTTTTAAAGTTGGTGGAAGTTTACTTAAAAAATTTGGTGCTCGTTTAGGACTTGCTGGTGAAGCTGCTACTGATGCATCTGTAACTGGTGAGACATTTGACCCTGCTGGTGGCGGATTAGTAACTGGTGCCGCAGCTTTTATTGCTGGAATATTTGCACCTAGTATTGCTAAAAAAATTATTAGTGGGTTTAACCACGGAAGTAGCGGCAACGGACAAGGTGCTTCTGTTTCCAGTTCTTCTGGGGTTTCTTTAAGAGCAAGTAGTGCTGGTGGGGCGGCTGTAGCTATTGCTTCTACCCAATTAGGAACTCAGTACTCTTGGGGCGGAGGAAGTAATAGCGGACCAACTACTGGAATAGGTAGTGGAACAGGTACCGTAGGATTTGACTGTTCTTCTTTTGTTAGGTTTGTTATGGCTAAAATGGGAGTGGTACTTCCAAGAACTTCACAAGCCCAACAACAGTGCGGTATTCAAATAGACCCTAAAGATGCGCAACCAGGAGACCTTTTGTTTTTTGGTCGTCCTGCGGAACACGTAGGTATATATGTAGGTAATGGATTAATGATTGAAGCTCCTCATACTGGAGATGTAGTAAAAAGAACTGGTGTAGACCTTAAATCTGTTACAAGTTGTTCCCGTGTTCTTGATGGAAAAACTGGCACAGCAAGTTTAGGAAATCTTTTACACATTGCTGGTGGGTACAAAGGTGATGGTGGGTCTGTGGGTGGACTTCCTGGAATGCAAATGTCAATGAACGAACTGCGTGGTAGTACACCACAAGATGCTATGTCTGGTGGAACTTCTTCTAGTTCTGGTTTAGGTTTAGGTGAATCTTCATCTATGTACTCATCAGCATCTTCTACTGCTATGAATTTGGGCTCAAAATACGCTTTTATTAATCCTAAGACTGGTACCCTTGATACGTCTAATAGCACAGGTGGTACCGTAGTTAATTACGGTGGCGTTACGGTTGAAGTTAAGGTACCCAACGGAGCACAAATTAATGCACAAGAACTCTCTAAAGCAATTAAACAAGAACTTAAATCCTTACCTATATCTGTAAAGGTGGCTACCAAATAATGGCAAATATTACTAGCCCTGCCAATAAAAGGACTTCCAACTCTTGGACTACTGTTCCAACAAATTACGGCAGTAGAATAACTCGTTTTTTTGGGCATGTAGAAAATGCTGTAATTACTCATACTCACAATGCTTTATACGACACAGCAATTGGTTTGGTAGGTGTTGCAAAAAATGTAAACCTTCAGGCTATATCAAATGATTTAGAAAATGCGGGAAAAGCAAGCATTAAATATTTATCAACAGACCCAACTAAAACTCCTTATAATCCTTTATCAAGTATTCATACTGTAAAAAACACTAATGGTACTGGAAGTAAACTAAAAGATACAGCAACCACACCAACTCCTACTCCAATACAACCTGACCCAGACAGTACTTATAGATGGAATTTACCTCCACATGCTTGGAGCCTTCCCGTAGACCCAAGTCAAATTTCAAATACTGTTACTTCTCCAAGTTCTGATATACACACAAAACGTAGAGGTTTAATATTTGTAGGACGAAAATATGACGGTAATACTGTAACCATAGACCCAAAAACTAAAAAACCAGTATCAAGTAATATTGCTAGATTTACAGATAATTACGGATTTCAATTTATGTGGAACCCAGAAACGTTTACTCAAAACACCTCTGTTAACTGGGGTATTACACCAACACAAAATGATAAAAGTGCTTGGTTAACTGGTTTGGTAACCGCTAACTCCACATTAGATTTTACACTTAGGTTAGATAGAACTAATGATTTTGCATGTTTTGCTAGCAAGGGCATAGAACTAAAAGACCTTACTGCTCAAGAATTAAGCATAAATTCAGCAACAAATCAAATTAATTCTTTAACAGCTTCTTACGGTATTGCACCAGTTCCTCCAGTTTCTGGAACTTTAATATCTGAAAAATTTGGTCTTGCTACTTATTATAGTCAAGGAAGAGCTCCAGCAAGCGAACAAGACTTTGCTTTAAACTTAGACGCTAAAATTAACGACCTTATTAAACGAGGTACTGAAGCTGATTTAGAATTTTTGTATAAAAGCATAAATGGAGATGGTTACAGCTTTTTAGGAGTTAATACTTCTAATATTAGTTATTTAATGCCTACAATTGTTCGTATAGATATTGGTCCTCAAAGGTTAGTTGGAATGATTCAAAGCGTTAATGTAAACCATTTAGCTTTTACTAGAGAAATGGTTCCTATTCGTACCGACGTTACTTTATCTATAGACTTACGTGCATCCACGTCATATGCCACAAGCAACTTTGGAGCAAACACCGCTGAAATTGCTGCATCTGGGTTAGATAAATGATTTATCAAACATCTAGGTACTACACACAACTTATTGATTATTTATCTTTTTATCCTGATGGGGATAATTACCCAATAGTTTTTTATGAATTTGATGCACCAGGAACTATTACTTGGATTGAACATCAGTATTTAGAAGGCGAACGGTTAGACCAGTTAGCTCAAAAATATTACAATAGACCAGATTTATGGTGGGTTATTCCAGAATACAATCCAAACATTTCTGATTTTAATAACATTACTCCTGGAACAATACTAAAGGTTCCTCGTGTTTAATTACTTAGATATTGAGTTTCCTACTTTAGATGTTCCATTATTTAAAGCATATGAATTTAACCATAGGCATGCTAGATATGAACATGAGGTAGCCACAATTTATTTTGCTGATTGGGGCGTTCCATACGAATCTATATCTGCTGGTACCCCTGTTAATGTGACATTAACGGGAATAGGAAGCGTAAGAACTATAAATGGATACGTTCACCATATTAAACCAGATTTAGCTCCAGAAAAAAATTATGTAGAACTAACGGTAATTGGAGCGTCATACCTTTTAAAACAACAATCTCAAAGAGTATGGGCTAACGTTTCTGCAGACCA